CCAAATTTACAGTAAATTATTCTGGCACACAAACCAATCCATCTGGTGGAGGCGGTGGCGGTGGTGCCGCAGCAACTATTATTATTAGTGGAACTCTTGATGATCTGGGTCAATTTGCAACAGCAATTAGCGCAACCTTGGGTGGTCCTGGTAGTGCTGGTTCTGGAAATGGACTTGGGGGAAGTAATGGATACATCAGAGTTAGAGCATTTTATATCGAACAGGGAGATGCTCAAGTAGTTGATATTTCAACTCCTGGTGGTAGAGTGTGGGAAACTGCTGGATTCCCAACTAATAAACCATCTGGATCTGGAGCTGCTGTTGGCGGAGCCATATGGCATTCATCCAGTACAGGAGTAAATGTTAAGCAATCATCTACAGGAACATTTCCTGTTGCTACTACATTAACTGGTGGTGTTTCTGATAGATACATTGAATTTGCTGGTTCTGGTAGTCGTTTTCTCCAAATTGGACCATTGAATCTGAGTGCTGCAGAACAAATAGTTTTTACAGTGATTAAAGGAAATGGAAGCAACGGTGGCGATTCACCAGAAGAGCCATTGGATTTGTATTATAAAACTTCTGTAGATTCCCCAACAGAAACTCTATTACAGTCCATTGCAACTGCTACTGTAACTGCCAGTGGATATGCTGACTACACAATTGATGTTGATGATTCGTCTCCAATAAAATTTAATGGTGTATATCTAGTCATAAGACAAACTAGAGGATCAACTTCTGGTGATAATTCTGCTGTTAATGAATCGCAATTGGATAATTGGGGACTGGGTATGTTCTCTGTTATTTACGGGGAGGTTACACAAACCGTATTTACTCCATCACTAAACGCAACAATCCCTGGAAATGAAGGAACATGTGGTCCTGACAGCGGAATTGATGTTATTCGTAGAACTGTTCCAGCAAATAAAACTAACATTACATTTACTGATGGAACTTTCCAGTTATCGACATCCACTCCAATTTCTATAACGTCATCTGCATATGTTGTAGATACTATTCCACTGATCACCAAATATCATAGATCAAAATATTTGATTAAAGCATTCTAAAATAAATAAGTCATACCATAAAGAGCGTCATGGCAACCAGAGTATCCAGTAACGTCGAATTTTATATGAACACCATTGAACGTGTCATGCAATATAAAGGCGTTCAAAAACAAATTAACGATGATTATTGGGAGTCTTCTATTGCCCCACTTCTCTACCCATTTTGGGATAATCCCAAAGACAGACTAGAGTTGTTTGTATACAACAAAGATGATTCTTTCGTTGTCACCAGAAGTAAATACAAGAGAGATTGGAAAACAAATACTTCAACTTGGGTTTCTTATTCGTTTGACCCAACAGCAGCAGAACCATCCTCTGTTTCAAATTTTAAGAATCAATTAGTTGAAAAATTTATTGAGTTTAAAGATCTTTCAGACAAGACATACGAAGACTTTATCACTCAAGAGTATTCCAGAACAAATAGTTTGACATGGAAGAAGATTCAGTTGGTCAGGAAGTTTCTACTCCAAGATTCTGATTTCATTTTCAATCAAGATTATGAAATCAGTGATGAGAAAAAAGCGTTGTGGAAACAATATAGAACTTATATTAGAGACATTCCAGAAATTCAAAAGGGAACAGAAACTCCATTTGACGTTGTGTTTCCTATCACTCCCGATGAATATTTGAAGAGAAAGGAATTGTATATCGAACCACTAGTTGCTGAGATGGTTGGAGATCAGGGAATCAATGATGATTATTTGACCAGTTCTTATCATTTCTGGAAACTGAGTGCCCCAAATCTTGCCATGTTTGCACAAAGGTTTAGTTTCTACATTGCTGCTAGGGCAATAACTTCTGATCTTGAACCAAACTATCGCATCATGGTAAGTAATTTCATCACTAAATTTACTGCAAACCCAGAAGTTCAGGCTTCAAGAATTAATTCTGAAAATTCTGGTCTTGCAACTGATAGTTTTATTGATGATCTGTTAAATAAAATTGAACTTGGAGAGTTGTAATGCTAATCTCAATGGAACCAAAGCGACTGTATGATATAGTTGCTTCACATGCAAAATCAACTGGTAAATATGTTCTAGTTGTTAATTATGAAAATATATTCTTTCATACTGAAGAACAGAAAGCATCCCTGAAGGAATTCTATTCGGATGCAATTCCTGAAGAAGAAATAGATGAGATTTTTGGATCTCAATATAATTTCTATGAGTTCAATGCACAATCATCTGCTGTTGAAACAGCTACGGATTGGTTTCCAAGAACCATCGATCTGGATGACATGACATATTTTGTTGAGTGTTATGTCATAACCCCATCTGGTGGAATTCCTCACACAAATAAAGTAACAGCAAGACCATTGACAGAATCGGAAGAGTGATCTATACTTGATTCTCTGTTTCCAAATAGCGAATGAAAGTTCCCACTCAACCTGAGTTGATTCATCTTCAGTTGCAGGCTATGCTGCGAGATCATAATATTCCAGAGACTGAAGTAAAGTATCTTGGTGATCGTGAATATACTATTGAGTATCAAGCACATCCAGAGTATCATGGTAAAATCATGCCGTGGTATTTGATTGCAAATGAACATGAAGTGCCCGTGTGCGACATCGCATCAATTGATGCAGTGGACAATTGAAGAACTGTCACAGGGGGTCTTCGACCCCCTTTCTCATGCCCTATACTATTCTCATCAACGACGCACCGCATGACCCTGACTCTTCGCCCTCACCAGCAGCGTATGCTCGATGCTCTGCTGACTGCTGCTAAGGGTCGCCTGACCTGCCCTACAGGCGGCGGCAAGACCCTTGTGATGATCCTTGACACCCTGCGTCGCCTGCAGCAGGCAGACCGCCCCCAGACCATTGTAGTGGTCTCTCCTCGCATCCTGCTCTCTGTGCAACTCTTTGAAGAGTTCTTTGCTGAGCTGAATGGCAAGGTTGATGTTGCTACCCTCCACGTTCATAGTGGTGAGGTTGAAGGCAACAGCACCACCAAGATCGGTGAGATTGCTTGCCATGCTGCTGTGTGTAAGACTGCTGGCATTCACCAACTGATCTTCACCACCTACAATTCTCTGCGTCGCATCAACGAGGCAGGTATTGATGTGGATACCATCTATTATGATGAAGCACACAACTCTGTCCGCCGTGACTTCTTCAAAGAAGTTGCTGCTGCTACTCTGACTGCTAAGCAAGCATACTATCTGACTGCCACTCCTAAGTATCGTGGTGGTGCTATCAGCATGAACAACACTGATGTGTATGGTTCTGAACTGATCAATGTCCCTGCTCCCGAGCTGATTGCTAACGGTAGCATCATTCCTCCCACCGTTCAACCTCACGTTGTTGATTTTGAGCGCAACAAGTCTCTGCTTGCTGCTGAGAACGACCGTGAAGTGCTGGTAGATATCATCAACAAACTTGATAATGATGCTGCCCAGAAAATCCTGGTTGCTGCTCCTAACACTCGTGTGCTGTGGGCATTGCTGTCTCAAACCAATGTGATGGCAGAGTTTGCTGCTAAAGGTTATGACGTGCTGCATATTACCAGCAAGTACGGTGCTTATGTCAATAAGAAGAAAGTTGGTCGTCAAGAGTTCTTTGACACTCTTGATGCATGGGGTAAAGATCCTAGCCGCAAGTTCATCATGTTCCACTACAGCATTCTGTCTGAAGGCATCAACGTGCCTGGTCTGACCCATACCATTCTCCTTCGCAATCTTCCTGTGATTGAGATGGCACAGACCATCGGACGTGTGATCCGTCTTGACCGCCAGGATGCTGCTGATATTGCCTCTGGCAAGATCCCTGCTGGCAAACTTGACTTCTACCGCAAGAAGACTGGTTTCGTGACTGTACCTGTCTTCACCAACTATGGCAAGCAGACTGAGAAGCGCCTGCAGCGCGTTGTGGATGCCATCTTTGTCAAAGGTGTTGCTGCCACTGAGTTTGCCTAAAGGTTAAGAATGTATGAGGGAATGCGGATTCCCTCACATTTACATCTAAAATACTACTACTATGCTACACTAACATGGATCAAGTAAAGCACGACAAACGCCGTGATGCTCTCGGTTTATTCTACGAGAGCGTTTTGAAACCAGATCCTGAGCTGCGCCAGTGCGCCCACAATCAAGAATGTTTCCATGAATTGATGGAGTGGCGCTCTGAAGTGCTAGAATATCTTGACAACCGCCGTAACGAGGAATTTCACTGATGACTATTGAAGGACGCCCTGAATTGAACGTTGATTGGAAAGAACAGTATGCTAAGCAGCGTCGCAATCGCCTAGCAGACAGCATCAACGAGTATCTTGAGGATGATGAGGTGACTATTGATGAATTCTATAACGATCTGAAGGCAGAGATTGAGGAGATTATCACTTATCATAAAAAGCGCAAGGAAAATGCCGAGGGTGCCCTCCAGTTGGTCCTCGGACATCGCAGCGTCACTTTTGACGAAGATCTAAGCCAGAAGTGGAAAATGGACATTCCTGGACGTTACTGATGAATGAGAAAGCACGTTTGCTGCTAGCACTGCAGCAAATAAATAACATCACCAAACTTATCCAAGACAATCAGTACAAAGATTACATGTACCAGAATCTTGTGAAGGTTGAGGTAGAACTACAACGCCAACTCACAAACATTACTTATCATGAGCGAAGAAGATTTCAAGACAGCGGTGCAAAACATGCTGATGATGCAGAACAACAACGATCACAACTTCCAGATCTTACAGGCACAAATTGACAATCTGCAAAAGCAACTGACTGAACTGAATGATCTGAAAGAAATGTTCCGTCTCCCTAAACCAGAGAATCAAAACCGCGAAGCATTTACCCAGATTGACGAATGAAATTCCAGTATGGTATGATGGTTGAGTACCGCCACACTCGTGGTTGGGTCAATTTTATTGACGATCAGTACATTACCATCTGTTATGTCGATAGACCAGATCGATCTTCGCATACTGGTCGTTATCAAGCAAACCTTGTCGTTTTTCGTAATTATTGGCATGAAGTACGCAGTTGTGTGGATGAAACAAAAGAAGAACAAGCAGACGAAACAACAAGCTATTTTCTACAATCTAGAGGATGCGATTATGTGGGAGCAGCACATTAACATGACTGAACACGCAAAGACAGAGTTGCACCCAATCTGGGGTGACAGTTGAAGAACTGGTTGGGGCGCTTGACACCGCCCCTTTTTCATGCCATAATATCAGTATCAAAACAACACATCATGACACCGCTCCAGCGCCTTGAGTCCATTTTAACCGCAGTATATGACAATGCTAGACATTTAGAGACTGCTGCTGATCAAGTATACATGTCATGCTTCCGAACAGGAACTGATCTTGTTGCTCTCCTGGATAACATTCAGTCCGATAAGGTGTTTGATGTAAATACTTTTAGCGCAGCATCTGCTGGCAATATCTTTGATTACATACAAGAAGAGTTTCGTGAATGTGTTTCACGTTTTGTTAATATTACTGCTGGTGGAAATGGCGGTATGGCGTCAATTGGGCGTGGAGAGTTCATGATTTCGTTCGCTAGTAATTTCCAAGCGAAGATTAGCAAGGCAGGCAAGGGAGATCTGGAATATGTTGTCAAACGCATCAATGAAGAAGTAAAGTGGAACGGTGGTAAGATCGAAGTATCTAAAACTCAAGGTAAAGAAGTTTATAAGACCTTTATTTCTCTGCTGAAGCAGAACAATGATATTGATCTTATCATCAAAGACTTCCTCCCCTTCCGTAAAAAAGATAAAAAAGTTTATGATGCTGACACCATTGCTGTCTTGAATTCTTATTTTTGGCAAGCTGTCTCTGGGCAAAAATGTGGTCCTCTCACAGACTCTGAGTTGAAAAAACTCTGTCTCCGTTGTGCCTTTGACCTCACCTTCACTAAATCTGATTCTATTTTAATTGTCAATGAAGATGGTAAGTTCGTTCGCTTTACAGATGCAGATACTGCTGTAGAATACTACCACAATAAAATTGATAAAGTTGATCTGGAAATTCGTGCCAAGCAAACCAATCCCATCGCCATTTACTTATTTGTATGACTTTTGATTTACAACTAGGTGACTGTCTGGACCTCATGCGTGAGATTCCAGATGAATCCATCGATTTTATTTGCTGTGACCCACCCTACGGCACCACCACCATCAAGTGGGATGAGATTTTAGATTTTGATGCCATGTGGGAGCAATATGGTCGCATCATTAAACCCCAGGGCATGATGTGTCTGTTTGGATCACAACCATTTTCTGCACAGTTGATATGCTCCAAGATCAACTGGTTCAAGTATGAATTGGTGTGGAACAAGAACAAGTGTGGTTCTCCTGGTCTTGCAAAGTATAGACCCATGAAGACACATGAAAATATACTGCTGTTCTCTAAGAAACCAGGCGGAGTATATAATCCTCAGATGGAGGTTGGAGAACCATTTAAAAGAAAGAGTAAGAACCCAGAAGGATATGTGAGCAAAAGAAATCCTCATGGTTATGGACTGAAACCAGTGAAAGAGTTTGAGAACAATGGCACACGCTATCCTAAGTCTGTTCTGAATATCTCACGCGATTTTAGCGCACAACAGCAAGTACATCCCACACAAAAACCTGTGCCTTTGATGGAGTGGTTGATCAAGACATACTCTAATGAGGGTGATACTGTGCTCGATAATTGCATGGGATCTGGTTCTACTGGTGTTGCCGCAGTGAAACTTAATCGTAAGTTCATTGGCATGGAGTCAGACACAGAATACTATTCTATCGCTGAAAAGAGAATAAAAGAAGCGGATAGAGTTGACATCAATCATTTTTTGTGATAAAATAATTTAGTAACTAGAAACAGACAATTTCTGTTTCTCTCTAAACATTTAAGGAGACCTATTATGTCTTTTGCAACACCACCAATCATTGAACGAGTTATGTTCTATGACTGGTTAGATGAAAAAAAGTACCTAGTCAATCCAATTGAGAGACCGTACAAGGAACGAGCAAAACGAGCTGATGTCATTGACCGATTTAATCCATGGCAGTCTATCCATTATCTTGGTCACGCTACGGAACTCCAAGTAGATGATGTTGATGAAGTCAGCGGTATAAAATATAAGAAAGGAACCATATTCAAGTTGGATATGCATACCAGACCCCAAGTAATCATCAATGGGGATAGTGATGCAACTCCAGAGTTAATTGATAAAAACGGTGGATTTTTAATTTCCAAGGAGAAAGCTTTCAGCATTAAAGACGTAAAAGCACAGTACAAGCGGCATGACAGTGCAGAGGCAGTAGAAAAAAGATCTGATGCAATGTATTCTGCTTTCTATTCTGCTTACTATGATACTCTGGTTCCACAACCAGATAATCCTGCCTTCATGAAGGCTCAACCGCTTTCATATGCTGCATTCTACACATTTGGATGGGATGAAATAAAGAAAAAAGGATTCAAGTCTGACAGTGGGTTAGATCAAGAAACACTTTCTTATGCTGTGAAAGCATTTATGTCCTATTACGACAAACTTGATAACATCACTTTTAACACTAAAAAGATGTCATCAAAGAGTGATGCGGCACATGTGTATGCTTCTATCAGATGGGATAGTTGGTTGTATTTTGCTAGTCTGATGGTTGGTCATCATCATAACTGGTCGCCTGCTTGGTATCAGACAGTTCTGCAAATCAACAACTGTGATTTAACAGGTTTAGATCTCACTGGAAAAAAAGGATCAACAGCACTTGCTCTCCTTTGTCGTGAATGGGATCAAACTAATGGAGCACCAGCACACCCAGACAAACGTTTAAATAAAGGACAACTTGGTGGTTCGTTGATAGATCAATTGTTCTTTTTGTTTGATGCTGCTATCCAAGAACCTAATAAGAGATTCAAGAGTATTTTTACTGAAAGTAATGGATACTTTGATAATGTATACAAATTCAGATTAAATCAATCTAAGAAGAATAGTATCTCTTACTTCTTTTAAATATTTCATGTGCCACTTTTCAAAGTGTCACAGGGGGTCCTCGTGACCCCTTTTTTATGCCCTATACTACAAAGGTAGTCAAGGGAACACCCCATGCAACTCCTGAACTCTGCCACTCAAGTCGATTTCTTTCCTGTCGCTGGTGGCAAGCGTTTCGTCAAGCGCGTGATCTGGCATCCTGGTGCTGCTAGCGAGATGATCTCCTTCTCCACCGTTGTCAAGAGCGATGCTCTCTATTCTATCCGCAACCTGATCGCTAACGGTGCTGAGGTGACTGACTTCAACACTGAAGCATACTCTGGTTCTGATTATAATCCTATGGCAGGTGCTTGCTGATCTTCAAGATCTTTTTTCCCCTGAAACTATCACCATGTTTCCATTTCTCCTGGCTACAGTTACCGCATTTCAAGATCCTAATGTTGCGCCTGAGTATATACAGCGTCATTGTGCTGCTGTCATTGGCATCCCTTATGCTTCCGACAACTTCTCAGAAGAAGAATGGTGGCAATACGTGGGATGTGTCCGTGATCATCTAAGACATGATGTTTGAATTTCCGCATCAACCTCCGCGTGGTTACACATATGAAATCATGCCTCATAAGCGTAATATTCTT